GCCCTGCATGCCCTGCATGCCGGGCAGAGGCGCCATCGCCGGTTGGCCCATCACCGTCTGTTCGGGGCCCGCGATCATCCCGGCCGCGCCCTGCGGCGCCGCCATGGCTCCGCCGCCCTGGTCGATGCTCTGGGATCGCATCTGAAGCTCCGTGAGCATCTGCTCCATCTGGTCCAGCGCCGTGCGCTGCGACTGGATCAGCTGGATCTTCTCCGAGATGGCGAGGTCGATGCCCGACATGGGGGGCGGCGTCGGCGGCGCCATCATGCTCGGGTCAACCGCGTTCGGGTCCATGCCCTCGGGCGCCATCTGTTGCCCGTCTTGAGGCGCCGCCGTCTTCGGGCGCACCCACGCGTTCAACGGGAGACCGTTGGCTACGGCCTCCACCACGCTGGTCGCATCGCCAACGCTTACGCCGTACAGGTTGGCCACCTTGACTACAGCCTCGACGGCGCTGAGTTTGTCGCGCGCGTCGCCGACGCGATAGCCGTTGTGGTCGCGCGCGATCTTGAGCCGAGCCGCCCCCGTCTTCTCGACCTTCGCTTCGATGGCACGGGAGATCAGCTGCGGGCTGGCGAGGATGTCGCGCGGACTCAGATCCGTGCGGATGTGGAACCAGCGGTAGGTCTGCGGGAACACCATCACGCTCTGGTTCAGCGGCTTCACGATCTTCGATCCCGTCATCTTCTTGGAGATGACGGCGGTCGTGTCGTACCCTGCGCGGAACGTCGTCATGTCACCCTGCGTCGTCGGCTTCTCGGCGTAGAAGGGCTCGGTAGCGCGGAGGGTGAGATTGTCGGCTGCGATCAGGACGCCGCGCTGGCCGTTTTCGGGCGCCTCCGTAGTCATCGCCTTCAGGAACGAGGCCACTTCGTCGAAGCTGATCTGCGTGATCGGCTCCGCTACGAGGTCAGGGAGCGTTCCGCCCCGCCCGTCAGGCAACAGGACCAAGTACAGCCCCTCCTGCCCAAAACGATGGACGTGATCGTTCAGGCGCTTCGTGCTGTACGGCCCTTCCGCCATGTGTGCGTGGTCGCCTCGATCGCGCTCCAGGCAGACAGGGTGCGGCACGACGATGGCCTTGGTGTTGCTCCCGTCTGCGAGATGGATGCGATACACCCCCGGGTGTGTGGGCGTCGTGAGAGCCAGCGCTTCTTCGTCCCCGACAGCGATGTCGTTGAGCGCCCCCTTTCGCCGGTCCTTGATGTAGAAGCCGTAGTAGCGCAGGGCGCGGTATGCCGCGGGCATCTCGTCACGCCCGAGCTCCTTTTGCACCTCCTGGATCGGCGTGCTCGCCGTGGCGAGATACACGTCGTGCTTCATAGGCACTTCGCGGCGATTCTCGCTCGCAGTTTTCACGGAGGCTTCGACAACGGTGAAGACGTTTTGGAGCGTTTTCGCGCCGTACACTTCGGCCATCTTGCGGAAGTAGTGAGGCCGCCGCGAGAGCCACTTGGCGTACGCGGTCTTCACCGTGGGGGGCATCCGTCGCACGACGTCAGGGAAGATGAACGGGGCGTCCGCCGCTGCACGCTTCTCGTTTTCGTATGCGGCGCGGAACACGCCCAGAAGCTCGCGGTCTGTGATCGTCGATACGTCGGCTGCGTAGCTGTAGCGCCCCGTGGTCGGCGGAACCACGAGGTTCCGGATGTCGACGTCAGTGTTGAGGTCCTTGGGAGGCTCAACACCCAAGCCCAAAGAGCTGACGCCGCCCGCTGTCGCCTTGCTCAGCCACTCGGGCGTCAGAGGGTAGAACCGGTCTTTGGACCGGACGTACATCAAGTCGAGAGGCTTTACGGCGTTATCCGCCAGCACCGCCGGGATGAAGATGACTTCTTGATCTCGCTTGAGGATGAACGCGCCGACGCCTTCGCCCGTAGGAGCCTCGGTGGCGAGGACTCGAAAGGACACAAGGTCTCCGTATAGCTCCGGGTGCGACTTCTGGAAGGCCCGGTAGGCCAGATCCGAGAATCCCTTGGAGAAGATTTCCTCCTCATCCTCAGGGGGCCCTTCCTGGGCGAAGCCTTGCGTCCGAGGGGACTGCGAAAGCGAGAAGCCAGACATGGTCATGGGGGTCTCCACAAAAGGCGAACGCCTGCTGCCGAAGTATACGGCAGCAGGCGTTCTTGTTCACCACTTAGGGGCGTTGCCGCCGTGTTCGGCTACTGGCGCCGCAGGTCCTGAACGTAGCCCGCGCGAAGGTGGGCGGGCATGCCCGCGAGGGCGAGCACGTGGGCGCGCTTCTCCGCCTGGGACATGGTGATGGGGAGCTGGCCGCCCCACTGCTGCGCGGCGGTCTTGACAGCCTGCTCGAACGACGCGGCCTTGGCCTCGCGTGCGGGCGTGGTGTCGGGGTTCAGCGGCTCCGGCCCCTTCGGCGCAGCCATCGACGCGCCGACGTGCCCGACGTTGGGGAGGCTGGTCTGGCCCTGGCCCTCCACGTACTCGTTGGTGGAGCGGTTGTCCTGGTCGAGCTCGGCGTTGGCGTTGTCTTGGGCGGCGCTCTCCGGCGTGTTCTCCCCCACGGCGTTCAGCGACCCGTCGGCGGCGGCCTTCAGGACGGACAGGAGCTGGCTCTCCTTGGTCTGGCTCGTGGGGCTCTTGGCCTCGTCCTTCTTTTCGTCCTTCTTCTTGGTCACCGCGCGGTGCGCCGCTGCGCCGGCGAGAGC